ATAACGTAAAGTCGTATACGAATCAACGTGTGGAGAGGTTCTTTCTTTTCATCCATAACCGTTTATCAGGAGCTTGACTATGAATAAAGAACCAACAATTTTACGAGAAGACAATGTCTTAAAACTTAAGATAATCTTACTCATTATTTATTGTGTCTTTACAGTAGCCATAGTTCTGATAACGAATGGATCTCCCGAAGCTTGGCTTCAGGAGCTCCTTTTGCAAGGAGGAAATGCCATTTCAGGCACGTCACCTATTAAGGTGACATCGTGACCACCCGTTCAAGTTTCATTAACACCCCTTCGTTGTTTTCAAGCAACGATGCTTCTGGGGCGAACGGGCAATACGAGGTAGTCGATAGTGTTACACGACTTAAATGGAATAATTACACCGCATCGTTTCATCGCGAGGTAAGAACTCCAGGCCGGTCTGTTGCACTTCCGACATTTGACCAGTGGTGGGACTGCACAGTTAGTGCAAATTCCATCATGACAGCAAATGACGAATTAACCCTCCAGTCGCGTTTATCTGAAGCAGTAAAAGGTCACCAGTTTAATCTGGCGGTCTCAGCTGCGCAGGGTAAGCAAACGACTGATATGGTAGTCAATGCTGTCCAAAGTATTGGTGGAGCTCTCCGTGATCTAAGAAAAGGCCGGTTTGAATCGGCAGCTCGAAGATTTGGAGTAAATCAGAGACCGAGTAAGTTATCTGAAAAAGATATCTCAGGTCGCTGGTTGGAGTTACAGTACGGATGGAAACCCTTATTAAGTGATGTTTACGAAGCCGCGAAAGCATATGAAGCCATAACTAATGGCCCACGTGTTTCTCGTGTCAGCGTAAGTATCTCTCGTGAGGGTCTCAAAAACACTTCGTCGTCTCCTCTAAACTGGACCGGAAATGGTACAGTTAAAGAGCGTTGGAGATTAGTTTATGAGATGTCCGAACAGTTGTCAAGTGCTCGGTCGTTGGGTCTAACAGACCCACTTTCGGTTGCTTGGGAATTGATCCCGTACAGCTTCGTTGTCGATTGGTTTTTACCAATTGGTAGCTACCTTGAGAACTTAAACACAATTCCTAAGTTAAGAGGTCGATTTATGACTATCAAAACTAGGAGGTTCCAATGTAGCGCAGTTCAAGGACCGAACCCGAACGTTCAGTGGATTAAAAAACCCACTACGTTTAACTCTCAGTTTTATTTCACGAGAGTGGTTAGTACGTCCTTAGCTGTTCCGAAGCCGTCGTTTGAATCTTTGACGGATGCTATGTCTCCAAGTAGAATCTGGAACGCAATAGCATTAGTAACTCAGCGTATACGATAGCACGTTTCTTGATCATACGTTAATTGATCAATATCATGTTTCATACCCTAGAAGGAGCCTTATAATGGCCACAATGACAAATTTACTAGTCAAAGACGATGCAAATCCCTTAGTTGAACATACTCTTGTTCCAATCACCGATACGCCTGAACCTTTCTGGCGTTCAAATGCGGCAAGTGTGCCGTATGAAGGTCAGATTCGTTTAACGCAGTCGGTGGTTAAGCAAAAGAATGGCAGCTATAAGATCACTGCTAAGTTGGAAGTACCGGTAATGGAGACATTAGGTGCGTCAGGGACATCATTCGGGTATGTTGCTCCGCCCAAGGTTGCATACGTAACCACAGCCATCGTAACGATGTTTGCGGATAGACGTAGTACAATCGCGGATCGGACTAACTGCCTTAAAATGATGATGGGACTGTTGGCCGGAGCCTCCGCGACAACAGCGACTGGTACCATCAATGGTGCCAGTGCGGCTGATGTTGTGAAGAATTCGGTAGCTGCGTTTCCGCAGTTATTTTCAGCCCTTATTCTTGCTAGTTGATGTTTGACTAGCTAATAATTCCGGGCGGTATAATACCGTCCGTCTATACCTTAGGAGGTACAGTATGAATTACGTAAAAGAATTCCCTGCCGATAAGTCCTTAATCATTATCGGTCGGTTAGCCGAGACTTGCTCTCGTTTAGGTGGTCAACTTTCAAAGCATCTGTATAAGATGTTTTTGGATGGAGATTATTTGGGTGTGATCAATTATGAATTTGATTACACCGAAGATCGGAGTACCGATGACTTTCTTTATGCTCGTCAGATACAAGCCTTTCTGTCAAAACAGGAATGGCTTGATTTGGGGATTAATAAAGAGGCTGTCGCCTTCGAAACCTTTATGAAAGCAGAGGAACTATGTAAAGAAACGAACCTTCGTTTCAGGGGTAATCTATCTGATGTTTCATCAGATATTCACGGCGTATTACACGCTGCGAGTAGAAAAATAGATACCATTCTGGGCGAAGTTCCTTCGTATTCTGAACTAAATTTCTCATTTGGTCCCGGCGCTACAACCAACGTTAAAAGAGCGCGGTCTAACCCTCAGGTTAAACTAGAAGCTCAACTTACTTGTAGTCACGAATTCGTTTCTCATGCGAAGGAATTTTTAGCAGAATTCCCTAGTTGGACGGAGTCAAAAGTTGATAAACAACAACAACTTAAACTATATACGTCTCATGGTAAACTTCAGTTCGTGCCCAAAAGCTCTAAAACAATGCGCTCGATCAGTGTCGAACCAACACTTAATGGCTTTGGCCAGCAAGGAATTGGTAAGTACATCCGAAAGAGATTGCAACGTGCTGGAGTAGATCTAACTGATCAAACTCGTAATCAGCGGTTAGCTTGCAAAGGAAGTATCGATGGTAGCTTAGCTACTGTAGATATGTCTAGTGCAAGTGATACTATTGCTTATAATTTGGTCATGCATCTCCTTTCATGGGACTGGTTTGAGTTTCTAGACCGGTTCCGGACAGAATCCGTAATATATAAGGATCGGGTGATTAATCTTCAAAAGTTCTCAAGTATGGGAAATTCCTATACATTTGAACTTGAGTCGTTGATTTTCTTTTCTTTAGCCTACGGTACTTGCACCCATCTGGGGTTAGACCCTAAGGAAGTCAGTGTCTACGGGGA